TCTCCATTTTCAATTTTTTCAATTAAGTTTTCATAGATACGAATAACATTCATTATAGATTCATACATGAGGGTTTTAATTATATACTCCTATTTATGGTTATACATTAAGGAACTGGTTAATTCTTTTTGTAAAATAACAACTTGTTCGTTATATTCTCTTTTTTGTTTTTTTAGGTAGGATATTAATAATTTTTCTTCAATCATTTATTTTTTCACCTCTTTCAGTTTACCATGACTCTAACTCTTTAAGAAACTCTTCTACAGACATACCTTTTTCAGAATTATCACACCTGTCAAGAGCTTCTTGAGTAGCTTTATGAAATTCTAAATTATCCCTTTCTTTTTTTAATTCATTACGGATGTATTTAAGACCTTCACAATTTGTATGCGCCCCTATTTCTTCGGGGTGGGTTTTAATATATTTCTCCCAATTATCTATCATTTTATCTATCTTTTTTATCTCATCGTCATATTCAGATAGTGTTTCAAACCTCATTTAATATCCTCCGTTTTTATTAATAATCTACAATAATCCGCATCATCTTCCATTCTCAAAACACAAAATATTTTATAATTTTTAAGAGCATTAAAATCTGCGAGAGTCATATTTGTTACTTCTTCAAGGTCATCTGTTGAAATACAACACATTACTTCTGCATCAGGAGATACTCCTTCTAATAATTCAATTAATCTTCCTGCTTTCATTTTTTATTCTCCTTTTTATTCCTCGGAATGTAAATTCTCTTCTAATTTGTTTAATAAATTAATTATTTTCTTATTCTTCATCTTCCTCCACCTCTATATCATACCGTGAAAGAATATTATACCCTTCATCAATCCAATCATTAATCTGATTAAATAACAACTCAACATATTCATCCTCAGCAATATTACTATTTTGACGAATACTAATAATAATATTACATAATTCTGTACATAGTAAATGAGCTTTTGCTATATCAATATCCTCAGATTGTGATATATTTTGTACAGTAACATTATGATTGAAACATTCATCATATGTGTGTGTCACTAATTCATATGATGGATGTTTGGCAATTTCTCCATTTTCATCTGTATGTCGCCCATAGGAATAGAAGCTAAATTCAATATCTGATGGGTCTAATAGTTGACCACTATTTTTACCAACGTATATATCTTTTAAAGCATGTTTAAACACTTTAACACCTCTTTATCTTTATTGAATTATAATAGCAAACTTCTTGACATGAAGCAGGTTTACTAAAATTTTTAGTTTTCATTCTTTCACCCCAGTTATCCAGAAACCATCTTTATCATCTTCAAGGACAAAACCGTAATCTTCTAACGGTTTTTTAAACTCCTCCTTATCTGTATATGAATCAAACCCACAAAAGATATCTCCTTCATGCTCACTGCCTACTTTTATGTCATGGTCTATCCAATAATCATCAAAATCATGACTATCAAAAAAATCATCAAGAGCAATTACTGCTATTTTAATTTTTCTTATTGATTTTTTAAAATTGATGAAATATTGTTTTAATATAGTTATGTCAAAATCATCTTTGTTTCCCTCTTCCTCATTTTTTAAATCAATAGGAATGGTTTTCACAACACGAGTAGTAGGTAGACTGGTGTCTTTTCGTGTATTAGGTACAATACACTTCTCCACATACCCAACATATTCTTTTCTTATGCATTTTTTACAAGGAGGAAGCACTTCATTTTTATATCTATCCATTAATACATGATTATTTACTCCAGTATCACAGAATAATGTCCCACCCATTATTGAGCAGGTTTCATTGATTTTAATATTCTTAAATCCATGATTTTTTAATTGTAATGGAAGATGTTTCTCAAAAATGGTTCCAACTTCAATTCTACAGGCTTCTTCACCTTTATCAAGTACTGACTTGTCAATGTATTTCTCTATACATTCATCAAATGCTTCCTGTACAATAATATTTAACTGATGATTATCAAAACACTCATCATGCCCCATTATAATCTTATCATTCTCGTAAAATGGGTAATAGACTTCTATTTCATAAAAATACATTCTAAAACAACTCCCAAAGATATTTCGGTAATTCAAATATAATTTGATATAAAACAGTATCATCATTCATATCTGGATAACTACTTTTTAATTCCTGTTTCAACAATTCAACATGATGATACCCCTCACGATTAGCATGCCTATAATGTAAGTTTTTAAATTTCACTTGTTCAATCTTTTGTACTTTTCGATATGCTTTTGAACTTCCATCAGTCGCCACACATTTCACAATATCTCCTTTTTTCAATCCTTTATCAGATTTCCTTATTGTGGCTCTTTTTTCAGTGGTTTTTAGTAAATCCATGAGTTCTGGTTTAAATCTTAATGTTTTTCTCTGGAAATCATTATATCCCCCATTTTGAACCAAATTTTTATTGTTAATTAAACTAATTTTATTATGCAACATTGAAATCTCCCTATCAACACTACAAATTACTTCTTCATTAGCATCTTCATTATGAAGTAAACTATTAAGTTCACTGTTTAATAAACTAATATTAGTTTCCAATGTAGTTCTCCCAGTTCTCTCCCACTTCATCTTATTTATTGCTTCAGCAAATTGTTCCGGTTCTTTTCTTATACTCCTAAATGTTAAAATAATATCAGCTATAAGAATAACCCAGAATATGATTGAAATAATTATTAACAAATCAATCATTTTTCCAACCCCCATCTACTGCAAACAACACCTTTACTATCATAATATTTTCCATCATACGGCTGTTTACAAGGACTACTTAATGTTTCAAAAACAATCTGACACAAACAATCACCAAAATTCAACTGAAAAGGCTTATCACTACAATTAAACAACTCCAAGGTAATATTACCCTTAAAACCAGGGTCAATATATCCTGCAGTCACATGAACCATCACACCCAATCTTCCCACACTTGATCTGCCTTCAACACGGGCAACAATATCATGAGGAATTGTTACATATTCTACTGTTGAACCTAATATGAATTTTCCAGGTTGCAATACATACATACTTTTTTCATCTAAAGTGAATGTTTCACCATCAATTGTTTTAACTACATTATCTAACCTTAAATCAACACTTGCAGGTTGAACCTTATTTTCAAACCATGCTAATGATTTAGGAGTGTAAGGAAATAATTCCCTCCATCTTTCAAAAATATCTTTATCGCTTAACACACTCATAGTACACTCTCCTCCCAATAGTTATTTTGCCTTTCCTAAAAAAGTAATTAATGACATTAACACTATCCAAAATAAGATTACGAAACTCCACCAAACAATACCAGTTAAACCTAAAATTGTTGCAAGATAAGTTCCTAATATAATCGTACAAATTAACGGTAAACAAACAATAAATATTAACAATACAATTATTGCTCCTCCACCTAATATACTCCACCAATCAGTCATAATACTATCTCCTTAATTTTCTCAACAGTTTCATCTAAATCATCATTCTCAATAATTAAATCAAAACACCAGTCCGGCAATATTTGATAATCCCTATGTTTACGGTCACATTCCCTATCAGAAACAACTTTCACAATATAAATATCCGCACCTCTCGGCAACCAATAATTTATAGAATCAAGCACACCTAAATCATCAACAACATAAACATTAATCATCTCTTCAAGAAATTGACCTGAATTTGTGAAATATAACTCCCCACCAAAAACTGTTGAAGCTATAATACCCCCCATTAAAAAGAAATCCCAAGCATCTTCTTTATCAATATAAAAATGGTCATCATCTTCTTCATTTCGTGGTTGTCTTGTTGAAATACTCATCACTTCATGAAACTGATGATCTTCACATAATTTCTTTGAGATGGTTGTTTTACCCACTCCACTTTCACCAGTTAATAATATTATTTTCATCATAATTTCTGCACCTTTTCAAGTAATTGTTTAGCAACTAAATCATCTTCTTCAAATATTTTATCATAATTCATAAATTTACCTAATTTAACTGCTCTTCCACCAACACCTTCAATCCGTAATTTAATGACAGAATCATCATTTAATTTTAAAGTAACCCATTTCCCAAGCAATGATTCTCTTTTTTGTAAGAATAATTCCTGTAATTTTTCTGGTGATTCACACATATTCATTCCCCTATTTGTTTTAATCTTACTTTTAATTCTTGCCTTAATTCAATTATTTTGTCTGTTGTGCTTCTGATTTGCTCTCCAGACATTAAATTTTTACTATGGTATAATTTATCTTCTAAATAAGAGATTTGAGTTTGGATAACTCTAATCTCTTCGTTTAATTGATTCATTTTCCTTCTACCTTCTTTTTTAAGATTGGCATTATCTCTTCAACATCAAAAACATACTTTGCATATCCGGAGCAAGCATCTAACTTATAGATATCCTTATACAAGTTCCCTGGGTATGTTGCAATGATTATATTCATTGTTCTTAATTTTAAATCAGAACCATACTGGGTATTGACTTCATCAAGTAACTCTATAATCTCATTCCTACTATACATAGTATGTTCTTCTTGTAATTCTCTCATGTCTGCTCTAATGCTTTTCGCACATAATATTGCAAACATTACTTGACGTATTGAAGCTATACTATCTTCATCAATATTTGTAATTTCATCTTCCAGAGTATATCTCATAATTTCTAATGCCTTAATATGTTTATCAAGAATAAACATAACATTTTCTTTATTTAATTCCGGTAATCCACACTTCATTTTTATTCTCCTGTATAATAAAACCTTCTTTTAACAGTAAACCTTCTGCTAACCACATATCATCATCAGTATAAAAAACACATATTAACAAACCGTTTTTGTATTCTCTATCAACATATGCTGATTTCACATTATATTCTTTCAGTAATTGTTCCGCATTCCATATTGCACTTTCAAGATTGTCAAAATTTCCAGTATGGAATTGTTTTATAATTGTTTTCAATGTTTCTGAATATTTGTTCATGAACCATTACTCCTTCTTCGTACAAGATTATAATTATCATAGTAGTAATCAATTAGTAATTTCAAGTCATAAGCACTTGTTTTAACTGATTCCATATGTGCAGTTGTTTCCATTTGCTCTATATATTCACTTAATATTGCTGAAATTGCATCACTACGATTAATATCATAACCTTTTTCAAGAAATAAACTTAACCAATCATCAAATTCTTTTAACAAATCCTCTGATATTCGAAGATTTATTCCTTTTTTATCCTTCAATTACTTCAACTCCTTGAATGGACTGATATTCAATATACAATGTATGTATTTTCCCATCATCCAATCTTGATGATAAAGTCATACAAGTATTATTACATTCTATCATAATAGAATCATCATACTCATACACTGCCTCATTGAACACAAGTTTTAACTTATGATTCGGAGATAGTTTAAATCTACTTACTGCTAATGCTACTGTTTCTGCTTTCATTATTTATGACCTTCCTTTCTGTTTAGGAGATTTTTTCAAAGTATACCCATTTTCGTGCATGAGCCTATGTAAACCTTTAATTGTGTCACTTTTCAAATCCTTAAACATAAAACACCCATGCCGTTTATAAACCTTACTATAACCCAGTCTTGATGGGACAGTACTATATTCATAAATCTCTAAATCTTCTTGAATATCACATAATTTGTTTTTATCCCAATCATATTTTTTTAATTCTTTCACAATTGATTGTGCTTCTTCTAAAGTTTGATACTGCCCATAATTAACATCATTTTTTTTCACAACATACACTCTTCTTTTAAGGTAAACATAATCCTTACTCCCATTAGGAGCAGTTTTTCCAGTAGTGTTTTTTTCTAATAATTTAAAAGCAGCTGCTAAACTCAAACCATTCTTTAAAAAAATATTATGAAGAGAGTCATCAGACTCTCTTATTTCCAAGCTCAATTCTTCTGCAGAAATCATAATCCCACCAATTTTTTAGCTTTCACATAATCAGTTTTATAGATGTGTGCAGAACTGGAATAATAATAAATCCCATCAAAAACAATATTCGCATTAACTGGATCTCTACGATTTAATTCTTCAACAAGTAACATACCAATATAAGTGATGAAATACATATTACTATAATATGCTCCGAAAATATCGTTGCTTCTGAAGAAGCAATGTATTGTTAATTTCCTATCTCTTACAGTTGCTTGTAACACTTGTAAGCATGGAATATCTTCTTCGGAGCAGTCATAGTTAGGGTCAAGAGTAACTGCAACACTACGATTTGACCCTAAATCATCTATTAATCTTTCAACCATGATTTCAAATTGATTGACTCCAAAGTATTCTTTAATACGATTAGGGTAAGTATATTTAAACCCACCAATATCACTGTTGTTAAAACTTTTAACATAATATGATAAAGACTGACCATTAATTGGACATCCATCTATATCAAACTCTCCTTTTTCAATATCATCTATTAATTCTCCGGAAGTG